ATGTGCATTTCAGCCCATCCGATTCTCCACATCCCACACCCCTGCCTATCGGCCATATAATTGACATATCTGGTCGATTTAGATGCGGGTTTAGCGACATTCGCAATTACTTGCTTAGAACTTGATGGAGATTTTGGAAAAGGAGAAGCAAATGGTTTTACAAACATGAAATAATTATATCCACTTGCCTCTTTGTCAACATTATCGCTTGAGCTTATGTAACAATTCGTCGAGTTACTCCGTTTTCCTTTTCTAGAGAAACGATCTCACCATCAACATGCTTTGATGTCTCTTTTCTATGAGAAATGGCATAAACACATGTGTTATTTTTTTGAATTCTCTTCTTCAAGACTTCTATCAATAGATCCAATCCACGCTCATCAAATGCGCTGTCGAAAATCTCATCATAAAATTCAAGATTACTAGATATTCCACTTATTTTTCTTCTCATATCAGAAAAACTCAACACGCATGCTACATCAACACTTCGCTTTTCGGCTCCTGATAGGTTGTTATAAGAAAACTTTTTACCTTTTGTTGAAATCTCTTCATCAAAATATTCATCAAACTTACAAACAATATTCATACCTAAGTTTTTGATGTATAGTTGGATTGTTTGATTCAACATATCAAGCAATTTCTTAATTACGAAACTCTTGACGCCTTCTTCTCCTAGAACAAATTTACAAATATCGTAATCACTCTCTTTTTCTTTACATGCTGACAGCTTTGCATCATGCTCGACTTTACGATGTTCTACTTTTTTGATATTTTCCTCAAATGCATCGGGGCTTATTCCAGAATTGGCGTTATCAGATTCGAAATTTTCTAGATTTTCTTCATATTCTTTTAGGAGCTGAGTTAAGTTTTCTTTTTTACGACTAATTTCCTGTTGATTTTTGATTTGACCGTTTATCAAATTGATGTTGGCTTTAATGCGAGCTTTGTTATTGTCCCATTTTGTTTTTTCAGCCTGATATAATATAATATCATTCTCTATATTTGTTATTTTATTAGAAGTTTCAACTTTACGCTGCTCAATAAATTCAATATGATTATGGGAGATACTCTGCAAACATTTTTCACACTCAACTCCATCAACATTGTTTAATTTTGACAATTCAACCTTGGTGTAATTTAAATCTTTCTTATACTCAGTTATTTTAGTGAAAATTGTTTCCAGTTTAGCATCCAATCCGATCAAAGCGTCGTTTAATTTTTTAGATTGATCATTCAATTTAGAAATATCAACATCTGGAGGTAAATCATCTAATCTAGCTTTGGTATTTTTAATTTTATCTTGCAATTCAGCCTTTCTAGATGCTACAACAGCGTCTCGTTCAGCTATTTGCTTTTTAATCTGCTCAAGTTGAGAATTATATGCAGCTATTGAAGTATTCAACTCATCCAAAACCGCTGAAGATACATTCATATCATTCTTGTTTTCGGTGATTTGCTTCTTTAGATCCTTCAACATCAATCCAAATATCTCAATACCGAAAATATCTTCGATAAATTTTCTCTTCTCAGCTGCTGATTTGAGCATGAATGGCGTTGTATCACTCAGGGTCATTATGTCGCAGCTTTTATGTATTATTGGATTGGTCCCAAGTAAATCGCAGATATATTTGTTTGTATTTGCAATACTATCACGAGTTATATCCTCAGATCCTCTCCAAAGCTCGACTTTGGATGGCTTTACTTGTCTAATAATTTTATAACTTTGCGTTCCAGAGGGTGATTCGACATCAAATTCAAGTTCAATTCGACCTTTACCCTTCGTGACATTGTTTACAATGAATTCATTCTTGATTTTCCCAATGGTTTCTCCAAAAATTGCGAAAAAGTAAGCAGACATCAACGCACTTTTGCCAACAGCGTTCTTTCGTTCTGGATTATCGATATTCTGACCTGTGACTAGGTTCAAACCCTTCTGAAAATTTAATTCAATTGTGTCATTGCCGATACTTAGAAAGTTTTGGACTGCTAATCTTTTATATTTGATTTTTTTCATTACAGTTTATTATTATTATATAGATCTTTGTTTATTTTTTTAACTCTTTCAAGTTGATCTTCTGAAAGACCTAGCTTTTCATAGAATTCGTCAAACATATCATCAATATTGATTGAATCAACTACTTCAACATCATCCAAAGTCTTCGTAGATACATTATGCTCTGTTGTAAACTGCCAAGGTGTTAGTTTAGAAATAGCAATTTGAATCTTTTCCAGATTCTTCTCTTCAATTTCCTTATCAACAACCAATTTAACTATGTTGTTATTAATCAACCCTTTATCCAAGCTTTTAAGAGAGCTTAAATAAAGCTTAATGAACGATGGAGACACTGAATTTTCAAAGAATTCAATGGAGCCATCCTCTACATCTAGAATATGATACCCTTTAGAGTTGTCCACATCAGAAAAATCCATTGAAAAGCAGCTTCCGATGTAATTAATGCTGCCTTCTTTGTATTTTTTACTGTTTCTGTTATGAAAGTGACCAGAAAATGCCAATTTACCCTTGGAAAGTACATCAATTGGGGATAAACCATGGTTACAAACAGTGAAATTATTCATTTTGAAGGTTTGAATCTCAAAATGACCAAAAATATAGTCATATTTGGAGTCTGGAAGCTCATTATTCCAAGGAACCATCAAAAATCGCTTTCCAAACTTCTCAAATTCCAATGTTTTATCAACTAGAGTGATATTTTCATGCCCTTTCACCATTCCAAGGCTATGAACATCACTTCTATTCTTATAATAAGCGTCATGATTGCCTATTATCATAAACATATTGAAATTTTTGAACTTTTCGATGATTATAGAGGCAATGTGTAGGGTTTGTACACTAATTTCGGTTCTATTATCAAAAAAGTCACCCAAGAAAAAGATATCGGTGACTTTTTTCTTGTTCAATTCAGAAACAATCCAATCTGCCCATTCCAGTGCTGTATTGTGCCATTTCTCGCTATTTCCATAAATCCCCAAGTGGAGATCACTGAAAATAGCGATTTTAGTTTTTGTAATCATTTGATTACAGGATACATCAGTATGATTAAAAGTCAATCATCAGAATCCGAGTACTCGTCGTCGAATTGTGATTGCTTTACATAAATATCACCCTCTGAGCCAAGCAGATGCTGTTCATACATCATCTGCTTATATTCCATCAAGCCCTCATGTTGCTTATTTTCCTTTTTTATACGATTCGTAAAGGCATTCCATGCAATTTGATTAAAGTAACTAAATGGGCTGAAGCCGGAATCCATTCTAAACTTCTTGCCATCCAGTGCTGAATACATTTTAATCACAGCATCGCCGATCATTTCTTCCTTCCACCCCTTCGTGTAATTTATAAATCTCCAATTATAGCTTAAATTTTCAGCAATCTTTAATATATTAACAGCTAATTCATCTTTCATGATGTCTGTTTCATAATATTCATTGATTTGTTTTGTAAATTCAGATGGACTTACATAATATGCTTTCTTAACTTTTTCATTTACTTTCATAAAATTATATCTTTATCATTCCAAGGTATTTCTTCATCGATGTATATCGATTTACGCTCCAATGCATGATCTTCTGAGTACTTTAGATTATCATAAATATCAATAATTACAAGTTTTTCTTTGTTTTCATGTAATCTAAGACCTCTTCCGATGCCTTGCACAATTCGAATAAAGCTTTTACCACCGGATACAAACAAAATATTGTGTAGATTCTTTATATTAATACCTGTTGAGAATATGCTGCTCATTGCTATACACACCACATTATTATTTGTTTCCATATCAACGATGCTTTGCATTCTAGATTCGATATCTATATCGCCCTTTATGTAAATTACTTCTTTATCTTTTACAGATTTCATCGTTTCCATTAGGGCATCGCCATGCTCCAAGTGATTTACAAGTATCAATGTATTGTTGGTTAACTTGGATGCTATTTTTCTTATTAATTCATTGCGATCCTTTGAATTATAAATAAAATTCAACTCATTCATGTAGTCTTCGGTCGGAGACTTATCCTTCTTTTTGGATTTTTTAGGTATTAAATGAGCTGGGTGTATTACTTTCAACATTTTAATTGATACATCAGTCAAAATATTATCATCCCTCAACTCCTTACTGTTCTTTTCAAATAGAACAGGACCAAATATTCCAGTAATTTTCCAGCATTCGTATTGATCTTTTGGTAAAGTTCCTGTAAATCCGTATTTATTTGGAGTTTTAAACTTATTGGCAATCTTGGATATCTTACTAGTTGTTGTAACTCTATGACACTCATCTACAATCAGAAGATCAACATCGTAAACCCATCCATTATCTTTAATTTTTGATATTAAATTTTCAGTATTCACTATAACGACATCGGTATCTTGCAATTTACAAGTCCCTGTCCACACACTATATGAAAAATTAACACCATAACTCTCAAAATCACCCTTCAACTGAGTTGCAAGTGATATGCCGGGTACAACTACAATCGCTTTAAAGTTTCTAGCAATTCTATTTCTCCAAGTGTTCTCGATAAGAGATGCTATACAAAAGCTCTTTCCTGAGCCTGTGGCGCTCTTTATCGTGCCTCTACCATGTTTCAGGCACCTTTCTACTATTTCCTTCTGGAAGTCTCTGTGGGGGTATTTAAAACCATCGTAGAGCACGCAATCGCCAATGCCGCATATAAGGTGATCTTTAAATTCTGGTGTATACTCGATAGTTTTAAACCCTTCCGATTTCAAAAACTCGATAATTTCTTTATACAATCCAAAATCAAACTTGCCAGTTTTATCAATCGCATATTTTTTATCAGGCATATGACGACCTTTTGCTTTAAGAAACTTCGCCGCTTCGTTTTTTACACTGAAGTGCCGTTTCAATATGGTATTGACGACCATATCGCAAATGATTTGGCCTTTACCTGTACTTTTATCGTAATGTATAGTAATCAAATTTGAATCAGTTCTAATAAGACTAATTCAAATTCTAATAAATTTAGAATTTCTTTTTTCATAACTCTTGTAATTGCTTAAACTTCAAGATATTTTCAAAATCTCTAGCAATGTATCGAACATTATCGTAGATTTTTGAAAACAAACTAACACAAAGCTTTAATTCTTGAATGTTCTCGTTGATTTCTTGTAAAGATTCATCATTTTTAACATTATCTAGCGCAATTTTTGTTAAAACTACTGGAGCTTTTCCAACTATTTCATTTGATAATGACTTAATCATCTTATCACGCTTAGACTCAAGTTTAGCCAATGCTCTCTCATAGTCAGTCAATACCATTGCCCAAAATGCTTTTTCACTTGGAACCTGATTCAATTTATCACGCAGTGTAAGGTCATTAATATCAGAAACAAAATCCTTATAACGCTTGGATAGTTCCTCTCTCTTTTGAATAACAGTCATAGTGTTGACATATATTGTAAATATAATTATGTCATTGTCAAGAAAAGAAATAGAAAAAATGGAAAATTTATACGAATCTATGTATTCCGAAAACATGGATTCAGCTTCTGTTGTTGGTGGATCAACAGAGATACAAGAAATACCTATTGAAAATGAAGATAGTTATGCTAAAGGAGACACTAGAATACCGACAGTGCTTGGTGTTCAAAGAAGAAATAAAATCAAACCATTATTCGATCCAGCTAAACATCAAAAGAATAAAAAGAATGGTAAGATTAAGAAGAAAATGTAA